CGGATCCTATAATGTCATCTTTCTTGACGAGTTCGCTTTCATCCCGAATCACATTGCTGATGACTTCTTTGCCTCTGTTTATCCTACTATTTCTTCTGGACAAAGCACGAAGGTAATCATCGTATCCACGCCACGGGGTATGAACCACTTCTACCGCATGTGGCACGACTCAGAGCGTGGTAAGAACGAATATGTACCAACAGACGTTCATTGGTCAGAAGTGCCCGGAAGGGACACTGCATGGAAGGAGCAGACGATTGCTAACACCTCAGAACAGCAGTTCAAAGTTGAGTTTGAGTGTGAATTTTTAGGATCAGTTAACACTCTTATCAATCCATCAAAACTCAGAAATTTAGTTTATGAGGATCCAATTAAACGAAATGCTGGATTAGACGTATATGAGCACCCAAAAGAGGAAAATAACTATCTAATCACTGTAGACGTTGCTCGTGGACTTGGTAATGACTATTCGGCATTTATTGTTTTTGATATTACTAACTTCCCATATAAAGTTGTAGCAAAGTATAGAAACAATGAAATTAAACCGATGCTATTTCCAAGTGTAATTCATGAAGTAGCAAAAGGATATAATGATGCTTGGTTATTAATTGAGGTTAATGATATTGGAGATCAAGTCGCAAGCATTCTTCACTTTGATCTTGAGTATGATAATGTTCTGATGTGTGCAATGAGAGGTCGTGCAGGTCAGATTGTTGGTTCAGGTTTTAGTGGTAAAAAGTCTCAACTTGGAGTCAGAATGACTGCTGCAGTTAAAAAGTTGGGATGCTCGAATTTAAAGACTCTATTGGAAGATGATAAGTTACTTACAGTAGATTACGAAATTATTGCAGAATTAACTACGTTTGCACAAAAGCATAATTCATTTGAAGCCGAAGAAGGATGTAATGATGACTTAGCAATGTGTCTTGTTATCTTTTCTTGGTTGGTTGCTCAAGATTATTTTAAAGAAATGACGGACAATGATGTTCGTAAGAGAATTTATGAAGAACAAAAAAATCAAATTGAACAGGACATGGCACCATTTGGATTCATTGCTGATGGACTTGATGGGGGGGAAAGTTTTGTAGATAATTCTGGTGATAGATGGTATACGGATGAATATGGTGATAGATCATACATGTGGGAATACCATTAATGGATTTAGATAAAGAATTAGAATTAGAGCATTTATTATTTTTTGAAAGGAAATGTAGGGTATGTGGAAAAATAAAAAATTTGATTGAAGATTATTATCTAACAAGAAAAGATAGAGGATCTCTTCCGTCATCATATTCATATGAGTGCAAAAGTTGCACTATAGAAAGAATTACAAGTTCTAGAAATAAAGTTGAAAATACATTGGACTATCAATATCCAGATTGGTGAGTGTTCACGCATCATTTCCCCAATGAAAGTAACCTTTTTAATAAATATTTCTAGAATAATTCTGAACTAGACGGAGAACAAAGATGCCGCTAAATTTAGCATCTCCTGGACTTGTAGTAAGAGAGGTTGATTTAACTGTTGGTAGAATTGATCCAACCGCAGATGGTATTGGGGCAATCGTTGCACCATTTGCAAGAGGACCAATCAATCTCCCAGTAATAGTAGAGAATGAGTCCGATCTATTAGCCAACTTCGGAGAACCAGCGTCAACAGATAAGCATTATGAGCATTGGTTGGTTGCATCATCATATCTTGCATATGGTGGATCGTTGCAAGTTGTTAGAGCAGATAGCACAGATCTAAAGAATGCCTTTGTAGGATCAGCATCCAGCATTAAGATTCGTAACCTTGAAGAGTATTACAATCTAGGTTATGAAGATAGCACAATTGCTGGTGTTACTCTTGCATCACGTAATCCTGGATCTTGGGCAAACGGAGTTAAAGTTTGCTTGATTGATGGATTTGCAGATCAAATTCTTGGTGTTACCACAGCAAACATCACAGTTGGCATGGGTATTACCCAAGCATTATCTGCTGTAGTTCCAGGATCTGGTACCACAACAACTTTAACAGGTCATTTAAAAGGTATCATAACGGGAGTTGGAACTGCTGTTGCAGGATTAAGCACAACTCAAATTGCAGTTAAGATTTTAGCCCATGTTTCTACTGCAGGAACAGAAACTCCAGTTGATTATCAACCATCTGGTGTTTACACATTTGCTTCAGGAACTGCAGTAGCAATTAGCACAGCCGGAGGTTTAGTAACAAGCCGTACTGCATCTTCAGCTGCTGATTGGTTTGATGCACAAACAATTGCATTATCCAATGGATCTTCTCTATCCTGGACTAATCTTGCAAATAGACCAGCAACTTCTGAGTACGCTACAGAAAGAAATTCGAGATTTGACGAAGTTCATGTTGTTGTAATTGATGATAAGGGCACTATCACTGGAAATGCTGGTAGTATCTTAGAGAAGCATATTGGACTTTCAAAAGCAAAAGATTCAGAATTCTCTGTAGGTAGTTCTTCTTATTGGAGAAAGTATATTGCAACGGGATCAAATTACATTTATGCTGGCGGAGCTCCTTCTGGATTAACAACCACAGGATTTGCTGCAAATACACTAACTCCTTTAGCGAATGGTGGTTGGGATCAAGCTTCGACAAATGTTACTTTTGCATGTGTTGGTAATGCATCATATTCATTAGATGGTGGCAAGGATTATAACGGAGCATCTACGATTTCCACATCTGGAGCAATGACTGCCACTTTAGCAAACATTGTCACTGGATATGAGTTATTTGAAAATACTGAGCAATATAATGTTGATTATCTCCTAATGGGATCTGCAAATTATGCCAAAGAAACCTGCCAGGCAATCGCAAATAAACTTATTTCGGTTGCTGAATTAAGAAAGGATGCTATCGCATTCATCTCACCATATAGATTAGGTTTCTTAAACGATACTTCAGTGGGTACCGTAACAGTAAACGCACCAGAAACAATCACAACAAACGTAATTAGTTTCTATTCACCAGTAGCATCCTCATCATATGCAGTGTTTGATAGCGGATATAAGTACATGTACGATAAATTCGCAGATACTTTCAGATATGTACCAATTAATGGAGACATCGCTGGTTTATGCGCTAGAAATGACGCAAATAACTTCCCATGGTTCTCACCTGCAGGAACTTCAAGAGGTGCTATCTTAAATGCGGTTAAACTTGCATATAATCCAAGCAAGTCTCAGAGAGACAAACTCTATTCAAACAGAGTTAACTCAGTAATCTTCTCACCTGGTGCTGGAATTGTACTATTTGGCGATAAGACTGCACTCGCAAAATCATCTGCATTTGATAGAATCAACGTTCGCAGACTCTTCATCTATCTCGAAGATGCAATCTCGGCTGCTGCAAAAGATCAACTATTTGAATTTAACGATGCAACTACGAGAGCAAACTTTGTAAATATTGTAGATCCTTTCCTACGTGATGTTCAAGCGAAGAGAGGAATCCAAGAGTACAGACTGATTTGTGATGAAACAAATAATACTGCTGCTGTGATCGACAACAATGAATTTGTTGCTGATATCTTTATCAAACCAGCAAGATCAATCAACTTTATTGGTCTAACATTCATTGCCACCAGATCTGGTGTCTCATTCGAAGAAATCATTGGAACCGTTTAATTTTAGAGGTATCTAACAATGGCATTAAGAACAATTTCAGATTTTAAAGCTAGGCTAAGAGGCGGTGGTGCCAGAAGCAATCTCTTTGAAGTTAACATTGGATTTCCATCCCTAATAGGTGGACCATCAGGTGCTAACAATGACATCACAAACTTTTTGGTTAAGTCTGCCGCTCTCCCAGCATCAAACGTTACACCAATCGATGTAAACTTTAGAGGTAGAACTCTTAAAGTTGCTGGTGACAGAACATTTGATACATGGACAGTTACAGTTCTGAATGACACTAACTTTGAATTAAGAAGTGCATTTGAGAACTGGATGAACCAAATTAATAATGTTCAAACTGCTGAAGGTTTAACCGATCCAACATCATATGTTGCCCCAGCCGAAGTTGCTCAACTTGATCGTGACGGATCAGTATTGAGAAGATACAAGTTCTACGATATTTTCCCAACCAATGTTTCTCAAATTGATGTGTCTTATGACACCACAGATACCATTGAGGAATTTACAGTAGAATTCCAAGTTCAGTGGTGGGAAGCACTTGTTGGAGATAGTCCTGCTGCAGGTGGCACAGATATTAACTGATAAATAGTAGAATAAACGGTTCTAATTTATAAGATGGCAAAACTTTTTGGATTTTCTATTGAAGACTCCCAAAAAAATCCTAAATCTGTAATGTCCCCCGTTCCTCAAACCAATGAGGACGGGGTTGATAATTATATTGCTAGTGGTTTTTATGGACAATATGTAGACATTGAAGGAGTCTATAGAACAGAACACGATCTAATCAAAAGATACAGAGAAATGGCATTACACCCAGAGTGTGATAATGCCATTGAAGATGTTGTTAATGAAGCAATTGTAAGTGATCTTTATGATTCACCAGTTGAAATCGAACTATCAAATGTAAATGCAAGTGATAAGTTAAAATCAAAAATAAGAGAAGAATTTAAATATATCAAAGAAATTTTGGACTTTGATAAAAAATGCCATGAGATGTTCAGAAACTGGTACGTCGATGGTAGACTTTTTTATCTGAAAGTTATTGATGTCAATAAACCACAGGATGGGATCAAAGAAGTTAGGTATATTGATCCCATGAAAATTAAGTATGTGCGTCAAGAGAAAAAACAAAATAAGATTCCAATCAGCAATGCTCTAGATTCTTCTAGAGATCCAAAATCAATTTATCAACCAGATTTTGAAGAGTATTTTCTGTATACACCTACACCACAATATCCAGTGGGTATGATTGCTGGTGGATCAAACTCCAAAGGTTCTGTCAAAATTGCAAAAGATTCAGTTACATATTGCAGTTCTGGATTAATTGATAGGAATAAAGGAACTGTACTTTCATACCTTCATAAAGCAATTAAAGCCCTCAATCAATTAAGAATGATTGAGGATTCTCTTGTTATTTACAGATTATCGAGAGCACCAGAAAGAAGAATTTTCTACATTGATGTGGGTAATCTTCCTAAAGTAAAAGCGGAGCAATACCTTCGTGAAGTAATGAGTCGCTATCGTAACAAATTAGTTTACGATGCAAGTACTGGTGAGGTCAGAGATGATCGCAAATATATGAGTATGCTTGAAGACTTCTGGCTTCCTAGAAGAGAAGGTGGTAGAGGAACTGAAATCACAACTCTTCCTGGTGGACAAAATCTTGGAGAATTATCTGACGTAGAATATTTTCAGAAAAAACTTTATAGAGCACTTGGCGTTCCAGAGTCTAGAATTGCTAATGATGGTGGTTTTAATCTTGGACGATCATCAGAGATTCTCCGCGATGAATTAAAATTCTCTAAATTTGTTGGACGTTTAAGAAAGCGTTTTGCTAATCTTTTTAATGACATGTTGAGAACGCAATTGATTCTCAAAAATATTGTCACTCCTGAGGATTGGGAAGTTATTAGCGATCATATTCAATATGATTTCTTGTATGATAACCAGTTTGCGGAACTAAAAGAAAGCGAATTAATGAATGATCGCCTAGGTCTTCTCGCAACAATGGAACCATATATTGGCAAATATTTCTCAGTGGACTATGTTCGTAGAAAAGTTCTACGTCAAACTGATTCTGAAATCATCGAAATTGATGAGCGAATCAAGAAAGAAATTAAAGATGGCATCATTCCAGATCCAAATGCAGTTGATCCAATAACTGGAGCACCCATTCCAGCAGGAGGAGACCCCGGTTTAATGGGTGATGTTCCTCAAGAACCAGATGTAAATAAGGATGCTGGAATCACTGATGCTCAGGTACAAAAAGATACCAAAAAGGCTGAGATATAAATAGTCGTATAACTATATTAAAATTTTTATGGAAGATGTCATCGATTTGATTGCAACGGATGCTTCACCTTCAGATATTTCTGACAGGATTAAAGAAGTTCTATTTGCAAAAGCAGCGGAGAGAGTTGATTCACTCCGTCCTGTTGTCGCATCAGCAATGTTTGGTGAAAATGAATCATCTGAAGAAGAATCCGAGGAAGAATGATGATCACGAAAATCGTAGCGACGCAAGTAAATACTGGAGCAACTGCCGGTGCAGCCACTAGCATTAGTGATGCAACTTGCGTTCGGTTGTATAACAATACTGCAGGAATTGTAACAGTTGGTGTGAGTACCTTAGTTGGAGCAGCATCAACTAATTATTTTGAAATTCCAGCTGGATCTGTTGAATTTTTAGCAAAATCAGCATCCGACGTTATTTGGTCAACATCTGCAATCAAAGCAAATAAAGTAGCGTTCACAAACTAAAATGAAACTCATCACAGAAGAAATTCAAAAAGTAGAATTTATTGTAGAAGGCAAAGGTTCTGCTAAAAAGTGCTACATTGAAGGCGTATTCCTTCAGGGAAACATTACTAACAGAAATGGAAGAATGTATCCTATGGACACTCTTTCCCGTGAGGTGAAGAGATATGATGAAAGCTTTATTCAAAAAGGTCGTGCTCTTGGTGAACTTGGACACCCAGATGGTCCAACAGTCAACCTCGATCGTGTTTCACATAAAATTGTTTCTCTCACTTGTGAGGGAAATAACTTTATCGGCAAAGCACAAATTTTATCGACCCCAATGGGTAAGATTGCAGAATCTCTGATTAAAGAGGGTGTAACTTTAGGTGTTTCTTCTCGTGGTGTTGGATCACTCAAGATGACCAATGAGGGTCATAAAATTGTTGGCGAAGATTTCATGCTAGCAACTGCTGCTGATATCGTTGCCGATCCTTCTGCACCTGATGCTTTTGTTTCAGGAATTATGGAAGGTAAAGAGTGGGTTTGGGAAGGAGGAATTCTTCGTGAACAACTCGCAGAAAAAACTCAAAGAAGAATTAATACTCTTATCGACCAAAAAAGACTTGAAGAGCATAAGTTAAATTTATTTAATGAGTTCCTTTCAAATCTATAATTTATAAATAAATATAGATTATATCTAAATATCTAAACAAATGTCCGTTGGTAGAAATTTACAAGAAATGGAAAACGTAGTAACCAAAGGGGCTGCAGCTGCCGAACCAATGCACAAGTTAACCACAGGTATTCCTGATGGTCAAACTGGAAGTTGGGAAGATCTGGGCGGTCCTACTCCAGAAAATTACAAGTCAACTGATGACTCAGCGAAACTTGGCACTCCTGGCAAAACTCTTGCTCAAGTCAAGAATGTAGTCAACAAGGGTGCAAAGGCTGCTGATCCTATGGCAAAACTTGCCGGTGGAGCAGTCAAGGAAGAGACTGACGAAGAGGAAGAACTAGTTGATGAAGAAGAACTAGAAGCAGATGAGGAAGTAGTCGCTGAGGCTGCCGACGAAGACGAAAAAGAAGAAGAGAAAGGCAAGAAAAAAGCCAAAAAAGAAGAAGAAGAAGAAGATGAGGATGAAATGAAGGAAGAGTTTGACATCGAAGAAGATGTCAATGCTCTCCTCGAAGGTGAAGAGCTTTCCGAAGAATTCCAAGAGAAAGCACGCACTATCTTTGAAGCAGCAATCAAAACAAGAGTTGCTGAAATCAAAGAGCAACTTCAATCTTCATATGAAGAGTCTCTAGTTGAGCAAGTTCAATCAATTAGAGAAGAGTTAACCGGTAGACTTGATGCATACCTTGAGTATGTTGCTGATGAGTGGATTCAAGAGAACGAACTCGCAGTTGAGCACGGTCTTAAGACTGAAATGACCGAATCATTCCTACAAGGAATGAAGGGTCTTTTTGAAGATCATTATGTAACAATCCCTGAAGATAGATATGATGTAATCGAGAGCATGGTAGATAAACTTGATGAAATGGAAGAAAAACTCAACGAGCAAATTCAAAGAAA